GAACCAGATCCTTCTACCGAGCCAGAACCACACCCCTCACCTGAGCCAACTCCAGAGCCTGAACCAGAGCCAGAACCTGAGCCTGCTCCAGAACCTGAGACTGAGCCAACTCCTGAACCTGAGACGGAACCTGTTCCTGCACCTGAACCTCCTGTAGTTGATGAAGCACCTACAGTAGCAGATGCTGTGAAGGATGCGTTGTCAGATGGAGTGCTAACAACTGCTGAGAAGGCTGTAGTTGCTGAGGCATTGATTGCTGCAGTTGCTCCAGGAGAAGCGGTCAGTGCTGCAGATATAAAGGCGGCAGGACTTGAGTACAAGGACCTACCAGCAGATACTCCTGTCGAAGTTCGCACAGATGAGAATGGTAATGAAGTTATCATTACTGCAGAAGTTGCGGCACAAGTTGAGTTGTTACAAGACCCAGGCGCACTTCTTGAATCGGTGTTTACTGATCCAGGAGAAGCACTTGCAGCACTTGGAAGTGTAGGTGCTGACATGTCAGATGAAGAACGTGAAGAAGCGACCGAGATGGTTGTCGCAACAATTATTGCTGCTGGTGCTGCCATGAATGCAGTTGCCGCTGCAACAGGTACTACTGGTGGATCCACTGGTGGTTCAACTGGTGGAGGTAACTCTGGAGGCGGTGGAGGCGGCCCATCTGGTGAGAGCAAAGCAATGAGACGAAGAAAGGAAACAAAGTGAAGATACTCAAAGACATGATCGATCAACTGTGGACACTCCTCGGAATGTTCATTGCTTGGGTGGTGCTCGACGGAAGCGCAAAAACTGTCGTTGGATACGCAATTATTGGAACAATCTTTGCATGGGTTATCACGTATCCCCTGCGTAACCGAGACGAATAAGAGATTATTAGGCAAGGGCATCTAGTAAGGAGAAACATGGATATCAACGTACTTAAGGCTGCAGGAGCAACTTGGCTTCGTGCATCTGTTGCTGCAGTAGCAGCGCTTTACATGTCAGGAATTTCGGACCCGAAGATCTTGGCTAACGCTTTTATTGCAGGTCTACTTGGACCAGCAGCAAAGTTTGTAAATCCAAAAGATCCATCATACGGCTTCGGCAAGAAGTAATTTAAAGGAGACGCACCAGTGACAAATACCTTTGCGACTATTGGCATTGTCGCTGGTGCTCTCATTAGCATCGGAGTGCTCTTGAGCCCATTCTATAAAAGATTAAAACGCTTTATGCAGTGGATGGAGCGCTTCATGCGTGACTGGGAAGGCGAAGAAGCCGCACCAGGCAGAGACAGAGTTCCAGGAGTTATGGAGCGTCTGAATAAGATGGATGGCGAGTTAAGCCAGAATGGTGGCTACACCACGGTCAAAGACCGCGTAGATCGCCTCTACGAGAACCAAGCCCTAGTCATTCAGACTCAGGAGAAGATGCTTGAGGCCTTCGTAGAGATGGGCGAAAGACTAATCGCAATTGAAAATTGTTTAACAGACACAAAGACTGAACCCCGTATTTAAGGGAAGATAGACCCATGAGTAACCTTAATGGCGTGCAGTTTCAATCAAAAGATTGGAATCCGTTTACAGCGGCTGCTGGTTTAATTGACAAATTTATGCCAGAACCTGAGAAGGAAAAGAGTTACTCTAACGCCATGGTTCAACAGAGCCATACCGAACAAACAACTCTCACAAAACAAACGAAGCCGACACCAGCAAGTACAGGAGCACCAATGCCTGGGTATCGGAAACGTGGACCAATTACACCATCAACGACAGGAGCACCAGTGCCAGGCACACTAAAGAACAACACAGCAACCCATCCAATTACAGGGGCAAAGGTCCCACGAGTACCAGTAAAGCCTAAGGGCGCAAAGCCAACGGCTCCTGGAACACGACCAAAGAAGAAATAACTATGGCTGGCGGTTTATCTCGTGATCATGATTCATACAACCACTTTAATGCTGGGTATGACTCACGAGTAAATCCATTGTCAGCAATTGACAAGAAGATATTAGATTTTGCAATTCGCACGAAGCAGATTCCTGCATTAAAGTCTCATGGTCAAATTCTTCGTAATTTTGGCATGTACCCACCAGAGTTCTGGACTCGTGCACAGAACTTGTCTGAACATCGGGATGTTCCAGAAGAGCACAAAACAATTTTGTCCGAGATGTTCCCGATGCCATCACGACCAGGACCTATGAGTGGCGGCGCCGATGTCGATACCAATAGCAAAAAATTTAGTCATGGATTGGAGTGGTAATGAAGTGTGCAAATTGTTCTAATGATGCCATGTACGTCTACCGCATAACGAAATCAAACGCTGTTTACTACTGCGGTAAGGATCTACCAAGTTTCTTAGAAGATCGTCGTAAGGCGGGACTTCTTAACATCACTGAGGCTTTTACAGAAGCCAAGGAATCTGTCGCTGAAACTCTGTCCATCCCAAAGAAGAAAACAGCCAAAAAGACGGAAGACTGATGAAGTTAATTCGCAAGTTTGCGATACAAGGCCATGCCATTCCTTCATCTGCTCACAGCCCTAGAGGACCTTTTCCTCCAGAGGTTCTAGCAGGTCCTCAGATGGATCAAGCCGACTATCACTCCGATTCTTTACATGTGGGTCTAGATGATGTCAGATTCTTCAAATGCAAGGACTGCAATACCGTTCTAGAAACAGATGAACTTGAAGACCATGATTGTGATGATTTTAAGTAGACTTGTCATGCCTCTAAGCGCATGAGGCTTTAACTTCTCTAGAGAAAGCAGACTATTCATGGCAACAAATAACAACGGTAATCTTCTAGATTCCGCAGGCGAGGTCGCTATTGACTTCGTATGGGGTAACTTCCCTATTCAACCAAATGATGCTCGTCCAGATGCAGCAAGTGCAACTCTTTCGACAACAGTCTACACAAGAGTAGCGGGTCGTCTAGATCCAGCAGCAGATAACCACATCATCGCTCTTTCAGGATGGAATGGCTTCCCACTGTACAACCCAAATACAGCAGGTGAAGATGTACTTGGTGCAACTGACTATGTACTCGTACCTAACGTACTTGGACTTACAACAGCACTTGCAACTGACGCAATGAAGGACGCATCACTTGTTCCTACAACCGCATCAGCAGCAACAAATGCAGCAGGTGTAGTAACAGCAGCATCTCGTACAGCAGGTTCTGCGGTTACAACCATCACAGACTCATCACACGGATTCATTACAGGTAACAAGGTCACTATCTCATCTGTTGATGCAACAGTTAACGGTACCTACACAGTCACACGTCTTACAGACAACACCTTCACAGTTACAACATCAGCAACTACAGCATTGGCTCTTACAGGTCTTACAGGTGCAGTTGTGGCAGTTGCTGGAACAATCAAGACACAGTCACTTGCAGCAGGAGCAAACGAAATTGCACCAGGAGCAGCAGTAACAATTACTCCTTGGGCAGCAGCATCCTAATCTGTTAGGATAAAACAATGGTACGTCCAGTAGGCGGTAGAGCAGTGAGCAGTCAACGCACTGCTATACCGTCTTCTGGCGAACTTCTTGGTCAGATCTCTGGAAACTTTGTTGGTCTTCCAACAGCAGCATCTTCTGGAGAGTTCGGTGGTATTGAGTTCCTTGGTGAAATTGACAAGTACTACAAGCCACAATCTTTTGGAGAGGCAAACCGCCGCAATCAGGCTGGCGATGCATTAGCACAGAGTATTGATGCTGATGCGTATTACATTGACTCAGACGGAAATTACGTCGATCGCTCTTCTTATCGTCAGTCTTATGATGAAGATGATGACACAGGCGAACTTATTATCCCTGGTTACAAAGGCCCTCAAGCAGATGAAGGTACCGCTGCTGCACCACTTACTGTTGTTCCAACATCGAGTAAAAACCCAGCACGCCCTCGCACAGTAGCCGCAGGTTACGACAAGGTAAGAGGCGTTCTGACTGTAGTCTTCCGTGATGGAACCTTCTACAATTACTACGAGGTAACACCGACTGAATGGCAGAACTTTAAGAAGCGTGTCTCAAAGGGCCAATACATTTATAAGTACTTAGACTTTAAACCTCGTGGACCTGCTAATGTTCGCTCTATTCCAGCAGGTGTGCGTAAAGAGTTCTACCGTTATGCTCGTATCTCTCAGACAAGCAGTCGTGGAAAGCAATACAGCACTACATCCAGAAAGAAGTAAATGCCAAAGGTACACAACATCGGACCAGTATTTGTTCAAGTCACTAGGTTTCCCTATGAGTGGGGCAATAAACTCGTTGTCCGTGGCTGGAGCCAAGAAATTGAAGAACCGTACAGAACTGCTACTCCGTTCATAGTACGATTGCCCAAGTACCATGGACTAGTCTTAGGTAAGTGGGGAGATATGAAAGAGGAAGAAGAAGCACTAAGCGGCGCACTAGCAAGACGGGAAGTTACATACGATGATTTTACGGAAGAAGCAGGTTGGACACCAGCCGCAGACTCGAATCGAGAAGCGAGTGTCGATGGTCTCTACTCCAGATTTGATCTCATGGATGGAGCAAGCAATGTTTACAGTCGGCAAGAACATCTCGACATGGCAGAGGCATCAGAGTCAGGCAGACCTTGACGAGGTAGTCATGGGCGCTGAAGCATTTTATGCTATTGCTAAAGAATTACAGCGACGCTCACAGAGTTCCTTATGACCGTAGATCAAGACAAGTTTGAAGAGATCACCCCTGAGTTCTATCAAAACGACGAACAAGGTGATAATGAACCTCTAGATGAACAACTGGATGAGTTATCCCAGCAGTTCGTTGACAAACTTGTTGACAAGATTATGGACTTTCTTAAGGTCCTTGTAGGTCATGACCTACACCCGTATCAAAAGCCTTTAGCACGACGTATTATTGAGTCCGTCATTATTAATGATGGCGAAGAAATCACAGCACTTGCTTCACGTCAGTCAGGAAAGTCAGAGACCGTTGCTGACACAGTAGCCACACTCATGGTGCTACTTCCTAGACTTGCAAAGTTATACCCAGACTTACTTGGTAAGTTCAAAGACGGTCTGTGGGTTGGCTTGTTCGCACCTACTGAAGGACAGGCAGAAACACTCTTTGGTAGAACAGTCACACGCCTTACCTCTGAGCGTGCACTAGAGATTCTTGGCGATCCTGAAATTGATGATCAGACTGCTCGTGTAGGCGGCGTAACACGTCAGATCAAGTTAAAGAAGTCAGGCTCTACAATCACAATGATGACTGCAAACCCTCGTGCAAAGATCGAGTCTAAGTCTTTCCATCTTATCGTCATTGATGAGTGCCAAGAAGCAGATGACTTTGTTGTATCTAAATCAATCTCTCCAATGCTTGCATACTACGCAGGAACAATGGTGAAGACTGGTACACCTACAACAAGTAAGAACAACTTCTACAAAGCAATCCAGATGAACCGACGTCGTCAAACGACTCGTGGTAATAGACAGAACCACTTCCAATGGGACTGGAAAGATGTTGCAAAGTTTAATGATAACTACGAGAAGTTTATTAGAAAAGAGATGCTACGCATCGGTGAGGAATCAGATGAATTTCAAATGTCGTACAACTGCAAATGGCTTCTTGAGCGAGGCATGTTTATTACTTCGAACATTATGGACGACCTGGGCGACACTTCTCAGGAATTGGTTAAGGTATGGCATAAAACCCCAGTCGTTGTCGGAATCGACCCTGCTCGTAAAACTGACTCTACAGTCGTTACTGTGGTTTGGGTTGATTGGGATCGTCCTGATGAGTTTGGTTATTTTGATCACCGAGTCCTTAATTGGCTAGAGATGCAAGGAGACGATTGGGAAGAGCAATACTTCCAGATCGTAAACTTCCTCAGTAACTACGACGTCCTTGCTATTGGCGTAGACGCCAACGGTGTGGGAGATGCTGTGGCACAGCGTTTAAAGTTATTAATACCTAGAGCAGAGGTTATGTCTTTAACCTCTAGCCCTAGTGAGCAATCTGGTCGTTGGAAGCATCTTCAAGCACTCATCCAACGCAAGATGCTCGCATGGCCAGCCCATGCAAAAACTCGGCGTTTAAGAACATGGAAGCGTTTTTACCAGCAGATGGTGGATGCAGAGGTACAGTACAAAGGACCTAATTTCCTTGTAGCCGCCCCTGACGAATCCTATGCACATGATGACTTTGTAGATTCTCTGGCTATTGCCTGCTCCTTAACTAAGGATTTGGTCATGCCAGAAGTTGTTGCATCAAGTAATCCTTTTTTCTAGTTAAACAACATAGACCGCCCAAAAAGGTGGAAACTATGTACTAGGAAAAGGCCTTTCCAATACATCCTTAAGGAGTAAATATGACAATCTCACCAGCACCTCGCTTTCCAGAGCGTGCACCTCAGATCTACGAAATGAAAGAGTCTGGTAACGCAACTCGCCGTGGACCACTACGTTTTGAAGAAGGAGTCGCAACTGACACAGATGTGCCAGAAGATTTCCAGGTAGGAATGATGTCAGGTTCTGCAACAGCACCTGGCCGTCCAAACCGTAACGCACCAGTGTGGCAGAAGACTGCTGCTGAAACACTTGCAGATCGTGCACACGTTGGATCAGCATCATGGGTAGAAGCACCAACATACCTTGGTGAGTTTGCACATGGAACAATGAACGACTACTCAGGCGCTCAATTTGAGACTGTAGTCCGTTCAGGTGGACGCACTCAGCGTATGTCACCAACAGTCGTAAACGACTAATAGTTTAATAAGTACGCCGACCCACCCTTACACTAGTGTGAGGGTGGTTAGGCTATCCTTGGAGGAGATATGAAGAAACCCGCAAACCCAAAGTTGTATGCAACGATCGTTGCTATGGCTCGTGCTAAGTACTCGTCATATCCAAACCCTGGTGCATCAGCATGGGTGCACAAGAAGTACATTCAATCTGGTGGACAGTTTATTGAGACCACTGAAGCAACACGTAAAGTTGCAATGGCTAAGAAAAAAGAAGATAAAGAAAAGTCTAAGCACTTGGAAAATAAAAAAGAAACCAAGAAAGATAAGAAGAAGTAATGTCGTTTCTTGACTTTAGCCCTCCCTCGTATAGAGCAGCCTCTAGCGATTTAACAATCTCTATTTCACCACTTGGTTTGGTGGAACTTGCTGACGAAGAATTTGAAGTACACGGTCCCCGCCTCAATCGCTATTCACTCAACTGGGCGATGTACCTTGGTCATCACTGGGGTTACCGCCGTGAGCAAGGCGAGATGCAGATTGCAGTTAACTACTACCGTGCATTCAATGATTACCTTTCACGTTTTACATTTGGTAACGGGATACACTTCCGTTCTCCTAAAGCAACAGAAGCAATTATCCCAGACCGCTTAGAGCGTATTTGGGAAGTAGACAACGACAAGATGCGTGTGCTACTTGAGATTGGTCAGCAAGGCGGCATCACTGGTGACTGCTTTGTTAAGGTTGCTTACGAAGAGCCATGGACTGACTCTGCTGGACATTTCCACCCTGGTCGTGTTCGTCTACTACCGATGAACTCTTCATTTTGTTTTCCTGAGTTCCACCCACACGATCGCACACGCTTATTGCGTTTCAAGCAGAAGTATCGTTTCTGGGGAACATCACTAGAAGGTACACGTCAAGTGTTTACCTACACTGAAATTTTGACTGACGATGTAATTGAAGAATACGTTAACGACGAGTTGATCGACTCTCGTCCAAATCCACTTGGATTAATTCCAGTGGTACACATACCTAATGTTCCTGTTTCAGGATCGCCGTGGGGTCT